TAGATTCTGCTGTAGTTAGCCTAAAAGGTTTATTTAGTTTTACTTCTTTTCCTCTGTATTTAGCCATTGCCTATCATCTAATCTTTCGTTTGTTATCATTCCACAAGCTATACATTTATAAACATCTTTTAACTCGGTTTTTTTAAGTGCAACTTTGCACCTAATACAAAATTTAGTTTTTTCTTTGTCCATATAATCATTTCTTTTTTCTGTTTCTCTTTTGTGCAGTTCGGATTATTTCTTTGTCAAATGTTGCCCTTGCACCTAATTTTATTAGTTTATTTACTCTAGCCATAGCCCACGCTGACATAGGTATTCTTGGTCTTGAACCCGCAGATAAAAATGCACCTTGACCTTTACGATAACTTCGTTTCAAGTCTGTAATATTAAATAATTTAGATTTTTTTGCTTTTGCTCTAAGTGTTGCAACAACTTTAGCTGATAAAGGTTTTCTTCTTACTGCCATTATGCCCTGTTCCTTCGCCTTAATAATGCCAATGGTATTTTTGCCCCAGATCTATATAAAGCACTAATTTGTTTCAATAAGTTTGCCCTAGCATTTCTTTTTGCACCTTTTAGACCAGATAAATATTTTTTTGGAATACCTGTTTGTTTGTCTTTAGGAACTAATCTACGCTTCTTCTTCTTCCTCGCCAACTGTTTGTCCTTCTATTTCTGTTGTTTGAAATTGTCCTCTTGCAATTCTTGTTGCATCAATTTCATCATTAATGGTTTTTATTGTTTCATTATCATCAATAACAGCTTCTGCAATTTGCTTATCAATTTCTTTGTTAAAAGTTTCTGATTTAATACCAGATGCCTTTGCCATTTGTAAATATTGAAGATCATTAGCCCAATCTCTTATATCAAATGTATCTGGATAATTAACACTTCCGTCCCAATCTTTATCTTGCCATCTAGCAAATAAAGACCAAATCTGTTCTTCAGCATTTTCTAAATAATCAGCCTTTTCAGATAATCTGGCATTTAATAATTGAAATTCTGTTTGTAATGCTATGCCACTTGCTATTTGTGTTCCAGTTGATCTAACAGAACCCATATGTGTAATTCTATCAATAGCATCAATTTTACTTTGTATTGATTTTAAAATACCATCTAAATTTTGACCACTTGGTTGTATGATGTATGGTTTTAATGCAGATTCTAAATCTTCTGGTATTTCTATTATTGCACCTGCACCTGCACTAGCTTCTACATTAGGTGTTTTTACTAGACTTGGGTGGTTTGCCAATCTGATTAATTGTTCTTTTTCTGAGTAATCATTATAAATGCCTTGTTGTAAAGGTGCGACATCTGCAAGATCAGATATACCTATTGGTCTTTTATTTCCTCTTAAATTATAAACATTTACTGCAGGTATTCTTCCTATAGGATTGGGTATTTCTTCCAGAAGTTTTACTTCACCTTCTGCATATTCTTGTTCATATTCTTCTACATGATATGTGCTAATTGTTTCTTCTGTAAATACTTTAACAATAGCTCTTTCTGCATTTATATCTTCAACTAAAACCAATAAATCTAAATAGAACCTACCACTAGCAGACCTTTTATAATTCCAGTTAACAACATTTTCTGGTGTATAAATTGATATATATGGTCTTATATCTTGTGCTAGTTCTTCTGCTCTTGTATTTGCATTTGATTGTGGCTTGTCTATAATAACCCAACAATTACCATAAATACTTGCATTCATTTGTACTTCACGCATGACAGTATTAAATGATCTTCCATCTAGATCAGCATCTTGTAAAAAAGAACTTAATTGTAAATCGCCATCTAAACTTCCATAATCTCTTGTTGGTGGCACTCTCCAAAGAAAACTTGTATAAATCTGCACAACATTCTTACAATGATTATCTAATGGTGTATGCCTAATTCTTTGATCATATTCTTCTGGTGTTTCAAGTATGTATCTATGTAAATAGTAACCATTTTTGTAATCATTTCCCCCTAAATAACTACGAATATAAAACTCCCAATTAGATATATGTGCATTCCATAAATCGTGTTTATTTGTAAGAAATTCTCTGTTCATCAGCTCCACCTTTGTTGAGGACTAGGTACAAAATTCCTTTTGAGTGGAAAGTTAAACTCTACTAAATATCCGAGTGCATCATTCATATGATCGTAACCACTATCCTTGTCTGGTATGTGTGTACCTTCTTTGTATATTTGTCGTTCTATGCTTTTAATTACATTTTTGCAAGATTTTAAAATAAACAAATTATTTTTTCCATTAACATTTTTTAATTTTGCATTTACTGCATTTATCCTATCCCTTACCAGTGGTGCTGTACTTCTACATCTTACATCAAATCCTGCGTTTTTCAAGATACTTAAGTCAGTTAATCCACCTGCAGAGGTTTTTCTTTGTCTGGCACTAGGGTCTGGGTACACAACAATCTTTTTATTTTGATACCTATTATGAATTTCTTCGCACATTTCTTGTGTATTTGAACTATAAATTTGAATTTCATCTACAACAATAATTAAATCTCTTTCAATTATACAAACAACTGCTGTCATTGGGTCTACGTTAAAATCAAGCCCTATATGTAAAATTGGTGAATTTCTTTTGTATGTATCAATTATATTTTTTTGTCTGTTAAAATTATAATAGATCATACCAGAATAATTAACAAATGTAGCTTCGTATTCTTGTTGAAATGTTCTTATATCTAAATCTTGTTTTGCTTGTTCTATTTCTTCTGCACCAACTTGACCACCTTCTAATGTTGTATATTTAAATGATGACCATTCATTATTGGTTTCGCCTTGTTTAAATAATTCATATGACCAATTACCAAAACCTCTTGGACTTCCACAAAATAAAGCATGCCCTTTTTTATCTGATAATGTTGGTCTTAATACCTCATACCAAGCTTGTTTGTGTATATCTGCAAATTCGTCCATAACCAAAAAATCTAAGCCTACACCTCTTAATGATTGCTCATTGTCTGCACCTCGTAGTGTAATTTTAGAATTATTTTTTAATATTATAGTTAGATCACTATGATTGATATTCTTTACCCATCTATGCTCTATCAATCTGTCTTTTAATTCTGTCCAACAAATCTGTTTGGCTTGTCTATAAGTTGGTGCCACATACCATACTTTTTTATTGGATTTACTAGCAAATTTAGCTAATTCATTAATTGCAAGGTAAGTTTTACCAAATCTTCTGCCAGTTATAAGAACTCTAAAACGAGAATCATTGCTTATTACTTCTCTTTGTGGTTCAGATAATGGCATTAATTAGTCCAAGGCAATGGCTCTTCAAGTTGTGTTTCTTCTATTCTATCTTGTTGTCCTAACATATTTTTACCTAAAAAGATAAGCATACTTACATTTCCATTCTCGCATGCTCTCCATTGAAGTTGTCTTAATCTCATTTTTTGTTCTGCCCTACCTTTTGTCAGAAATTCCGAATAACTCTTTTCAAGTAGATCAGCTGAACAACCAAAAAAGTCTGCCATTTCTTTATTGGTACAGCCTAATGTTGCTAATTTTTGAAGTTGTGATGTATCAATGTTATATTTTTTTGGTCTTGCCATAGTCCTCTTTTTCCCTTTGAGTAAAGTAATTTATTCTTTTATGGTTTTTAATTTCAATCCGTATTCATTAACACCTTTTTTTTGTTTGTATTCTTCACAGAAGATTAATTTATTTTCTCTTTTAAATTTATTATAATTAACATAATGATGATGCCTACCATATCTCCATACTAACTTAGTTACATCTGGGTGCAACTTCATTTGCATATTTGATTTGGGAATTGTTCCTTCTTTTGCATAAAATTCGTCTGTATTGCCACCTTTTAATGTTTGTGTATTGGCTTTCTCTTGTAAAAATACATTAAATTGAACTGTACACCACCCTTTTTTTAAAATTCTTAAAGATAAATCTGTATCTTCGTTATAACGACCTCTCCATCTATCTGGCAAAGGCAAGTCATTTCGTATTAAATTACATGAGTAAATCCTTGTATTTACAGTAAATGGTCCATATTGATGTGCCCACTTATCAATAACAAAAAATGTATAATTTGGTCCTGCCATGCCAACATTTTTATATCTTACAACAAAATCTTCCATAACTATAAAAGGTGTTGCATCTGTACATTTTATTTCTAGATTATTTTGCCATCTTCTAAAACATTTTATGTTATCGTCCATGACCCAATGCCATTTATAACCTCTATCAATAGAATGTTGCCAAATAAAATTTCTAGCAGGTCCAGGTCCCTTTGATTTACTATCGCCTAAATCGTCGCATGTGTCGTAATTATCTTGAAAGGTTTTATCTAACACAAGTATTTTTTTCTTGTCTATAACCTTCGCATACTGCGAGTACTCTTGTTCTTCAACTACGATTGTATATTGAACATTCATTTCCTCTAGAGCTTTTGCAGTTAATCTGCTATCTGCTCTGCCTTTTGATGGAATATAAATTGGAAACTTATTCGCCTTCATATATTTTATCTTTTATTACATTTTTTTCTATTTTTGGAAACCAAACATATTTTGTTTTATCAGTGTAATCTTGTTTAATTAACTGAAAGAATGTATCAACAGCTTCTTTATTTACAAAATTAATTGTTAATGACCTAAATGGCGATTGATCTGAATGTTCAAATGATGGCATATCTTGCCAATGTTCTTCTGTATCTAGCCATTCTCTCGTATCGTGATTTTCTTGAAATATAATTGTTTCAAGTTCTTGTTCTTCAAAGCCTAATTCATTAATATCAAAGTTTATTTCTTTTAAAATATCAATTTCACCTTTTAATAAATCATAATCCCATGCAGAATCTTCCGATAATCTATTATCTGCAATGCGATATGCCTTCGCTTTTGCTTCATCAAGATCAGCAATTAAAACTGGTACTTTTTCCATGCCAATTTTCTTTGCTCCTTGTAATCTAGTATGACCAACAATAACAACCATGTTTTTATCGACAACAATGGGTTGTTGAAAGCCATATTCTGATAAAGAACTTGCAACTTTATCTATTGCTTGGTTTTTTCTAGGGTTATTATGATACGGTATTATTTTATCTATTTCAATTTGTTGTATATCCATAATATTCTCTTAATTAACGGTTTCTTTACTTATAAATAAATACGAATTATTAATCTCTTCGTATTGCTCATAACTTAATGGGCAAAGAAGCAATGCTTTACTATTTTCCATATCTTGTTCTATTTTTCTTTCAAAAAATTCAATTGCATTTTCTTCAGTCATTTGTAACTTTTTCATTACAATATCAATGCATTTTTTTCTATCGTATACGACTTTATATGGTTTTCCTTGTTCAGTAACAAAACCAATAAAAGCAGATTTAAAATCTTCATTCGTTAAATATTTCATATTTACTCCTATAATAATTTTAACTGATTATCAAAAATCTCTACTGTTTCTTCATTGTAAGTCTTTGAATTTATTAACTTTAAATGATATTGCATAAGTTGATATTCTTTTGGATTAATTAATTTCAATTTCTGCATTAATTCTTCATATTTAATATCAACCTCTTTTTGCTGATCTTTTGTTAATCCATTATCGTATGTCATAACCACATTGCCACATCTAAATATTTAATAGCTTCATCTTTAGTAAATTTATTTTCATTTATAGCTTGTTTAACAAAATGTATTCTTGTTTGAGCTATCTTTGAAATTGCAATATTTGGTTTTTTATCTTTTATAACTTCAAGAAATTTATCTGAATAAAAACTATAT